CCTGTACCAGTTGCACCAAAATAATAGTCAAACAAAGCCTGTTTACCAGCTGCGGTAACCAAGTTTTGAGCTAAATCTTGCCATTTAATATTGCCAGTTGCATCGTAGCAAGTGACTTCATAAAAGCCTTGTAGACCAACGGCTTCGGCAGCTCCAGCTCCGCGTGTAACGGCTGCTGTTGAGACATCACCGTAGTTTGATTTTTCCATAAAAACTCCTTAACTAAAACGAATAATGGCGGTGGTTGATGTCGCCGTTGGGAAGGTTACTGTAAAGCTGCTAGACGCGGTTTTATCCGAGCCAAAATCTAACACCGCTACTGCAGCATTGGTAGTGCTATTGTAAANTAATGCACCCCTGCAAGTAAAGCTGGCCGGGTTCCAAGTNACGTTATTAAACGAGACAAAAGCCGTGTTATTGGAGGTATCGCCTGTAGGGGTATTGGATANGGTTAAAACCTGTCCGCCGGCCGTATAGCCGGTTCCTGTGACCTCATTTGTGGAGGTATAGGTTGTGGTAGTGTTATCTAAGCTGGCAGCTGCAACATACAGTGCTATTTTGTAAGTATAAGGCGTACCAGCGGCAAAGTTCTCTAAGCCGCTTAGTACATTAATTTTAAACTGGGTAGTTTGCCCTTGGACGATTGTCATCTAGCCACCTGATTTCTAGGAGCCACATTAAGCTTNAGCTGGCCATCGCGGTAAGCATCGCCACGCTCCAANCCATCGCCAAGGCGTCTGAGTTCTTGTAGGGCTTCTTGNTACTTTTGTTCGTAGTACCCAACAAGGTCTTGCTCACCCTTCATAAAGAGCATAGCTTCCCGCATTGAACCATAAAACAAAACTGGGTCGTAATTATCGCCAAGCCAAGTAGTTCCNGTAGCATTGGTNACTGTGGCCACGGTGCAGGCAAATCCTGAACCNATACCGCCAAGATAGGCATTAGACACATTTAAAGTGTCTCCAACCACATAAAATTGTCCGCCATCATTAAGTGTCACGCTGGTAACTGCTGTGCCAGAAACCACAAAAGTGCCGATTGCGCTCATGCCAGAACCATTGGTAAATGGGACGTTTTCGTAGGTTCCGTTCACATAACCAGTGCCGCCAGTAATGCTGGCGCTCAATGTGGCAATTTGGCCTTGAACAATGGTTGGTGGATAGTAAAAATAATGTAATTCAGAGCTGTAGCTAGAGTCTGGCGTAGGACCAATCAATGCTGAAAGCGCTTCAAAATTATTGTATTGATTTCCAAAAAGGGCGTAATATTTTGGGGTGCCGGTATAGCTGGGACTGGAATAAGCCTCACGGATAAAGTTAACATCTTTGTTAATTAAATACGTATAGTTTCCAGATCCATCAATGACGGCCAAAGAATATGTAGAAAGATAATCGCTAGGCAAAGACAGATACGGATTAGATGCCGTCATATTTCCTGTCACGTTTTTACGCAACGAAGGAATCTGAACGCTGTTGTAAATCCGATCTTCCGCTTCCATGACGAAACGGGGGATGCTGGCTACAAACAGCGCCTCAGTATTTTCAGCATAGTTCTGTATAGCGTTATACAGTTGTACATAGTTCATTAGGGTTTACCCTTAAGCCATTGGACCACGTGCAATACGACCTTTGGTAGCTGCACCATTGCCGCGAGTTTCAATACCATCTTCTACNACTTCATCATAGGTAAAAGCGCCGCCGCCATAAGTTGGGCTACGGGCATCTACTGGATCATCNTTCAAATCGGTATGAACTTTAGCATATGCAGTTGCTGGCAAATTATTGCGAGCTTTACCTGTTTTAATAGCAGGACTATNTTTNCTGGTANAAGGAACATTTTTTGCAGTTGCCATATTAACCACCTCTTTGGTTTTTAGCNCGGGCTACATTACGGCCAACACTACGCATATCCATGCCAGTAGGTCCACCTTTTTTAAGTTTAGCAAGGCTTGTGCCTTTGCCGCCCTTGTGCTCTTGTTTATCATGCATTTTAAAAGCTTTTTTAATTAGCTTTTTGTCTTGCATAACATCTTCTTTCATTTCTTTTTTATCCATTGCTTTGGACTCTTTTTCCATTTTTGCCATCATTTACTCCTAAGTTGTTGATATTGTTACTGTTCCTACTTGCCCAATTGCAATCAAGTAATTCAAAGTCAGAACAGTATCAAAACTGCTGGCTCCGCCTACCGGATTCCAGCCCCATTGAAACACACGACTACCACCAGATATATCGCCGGCTTGTAAATAATTAATGCCGTTGCCTTGGTTAACTAATAATCCGTTATTACCGGAGGCATAGTAACTTACATCTGGCCGTGGTTCCCGAACCGCTTGCGGATCGTTCACGGGGTACATACCTAATTGTAACTGAGGGTGGTCTGGATCCCAACACTCATAACATACTTTTACCCGATACGGCTTGGTTTTAAGTGTTTGAGTTCGTAACTCTGNTAACTTATAACGCTGGCCACATCGGTCACATTCTGCAATTGCAAACTTACCGGAAGCAAACTTATTTGGCATTAGAGCATCCTGCCCTTCGTTCTGCCTTTCGCCTCAATTCCGTGTCCACGAACCGAGCCACCTTTTTTAATGGCTTTAGGGTTATTTAACATTTTTAATTCTGCTGCTGCGCCACCTGTGCCGGTTCCGCCCCCAATAGGACGGTTTAACTGGGTTCCAACTCTTGGTCCAGTATCATAGTATGAGACACCGGTGTACTTTGGCTGGCTCCTTACTTCTCTTCCAATTTCGGCAATCTTATCCTTAGCTGCTTGAACTTCTTCTTTAGTAGCCATGATTACCTCGTGTAGAACATATTACGCGGTACAAACCGAATAGAAGCTTTTTCGCGGTCTTCTTGAGCCGCGTAGTTAAATACTTCTTCGTAATATTGCTTTAATGCCATCGCGCGCGTGGGATCCATATCTGGCAATTTCATAGATAAATGGGATGCCAATCCAGCAACCATACATGGAATCCAACGGAAAGGAATATCGCCTACGTTGATACCGCCACCAGCGTCTTGAATCCGGCGCATACGCCAGTAAACAAAGGTGTAGTTTCCACCGGAATTCGGTGTAGGCCAGACATTGATACAAGGCAGATTGGCAATGTATACGCCTGCGCCTGAAGCGTGAGAAGCTGCTGTTGTGTCATTTTGTCCGCGCCAGCAGTTTGTAATTACGTTTCCAACAATGTTGGTATAGGCAATAATCTCTGAATCAATTTGTACAAATCCAGTAGAACCTAATCCGGTAGCATCATTTACAGTCATTGTGGTGGCTGATGCAGTTACGGCCGCGGCCAAAGTTGCCGAAGGAATAGCATTAATTAAACCATTTTGGCGGTTAATCCAAACCTGAATAGGACGGCCATTGGTTAGTTTATTAGGAATAGTAGCGTAAGTAGACTCAGATATACGGCTAATATTAATATCAGTTTGCGTGGTTGTATTTCCATTATTTTGACGAATAACCTGATCTAATAAATCAATTGTATCCAAAGGCAGCGGATAAATAGCTTGACCGGGCGTTAAGGCAATACTGCCCTCTTCAATTGTCCAAAGGTTAATTCCACGATTTGCCCACTCAATGGTTAGCAAATTAAGTGAACGGCGAGCTGTTCTAAGATCGTAGCCAGAACGTAGCTGAGAGCCACAACGCTCAAAGGCCTCTTCTACAATCTCAGTGAGGTCTAAACTAAACGAAGTTTGTCCTGACGGATTTGCCATTTATAACGCTGACGCAGCTTTTAAAGCGGCTATCTCAGCCCTTAATTTAATGATTTCTTTGTCGCGTTGTTCTAACTTTCTGAGCAAACTGTAGCTGGCTTCTGACCACATGGACATATCTTTAATGCGTTCATTATGGTCTCGCTCCATCATCTGGTAAAGACGATCAGCAGTTTTCATTTGGGCTTCAATAAAATTAATCATTTTTTCTTAGCTGTTTTAGCTGATTGAATAAATGCATTTTTAGTCGGAGCGCCTTTACTGCCTACTTTGCGCATATGTTCACCAGATCCAGCAGCTATACGTGCCTGCTTTTTATGGATATTGGCATAGAGTCCGGGCTTTCCGCCAGATGCCATGCCTTTAGGTTTTTTACCAGCTTCTTTCATAGCTATCGCCGTGGCTGCTTGTTGGGCAAGACCACCCTTTTTATATTCATCCACTGCATCTGGATTATCTTTTCTATGGATAACCTTTTTGCCCGGCATTTTGGAAGGAGCGATATCGCCCATTCCACGGGAGGCCATCATTACTTCTTGCCCTTAGCCATGCCGCCGCCGCACATAGCCATTACATGGTCGCGGTGACGTTTATGGTCACCAGCTGTATGCTTCATATAATGAGCGCTATGGTGCTTGTGATCGCCTTCTTCGTGCTGGCTGATGAAGTCGTCATGGTGAACCATATTTGGTCCTGATTCTGGCTCCATGGATTCTTTAGTTACTTTTGGATTCATTTACTTCTCCTTAACAATATTTACCGCGAGTTTTACCTTGCTGTGCAATACCATCCGCACGGCTAGATGCTGAACCACCTTGGGACATTTTTTTA